TTCAAATGGATATGAGGTTACCTTGTCAGCGATTGAAGCGGAAGCACCTTACAAATTGCAGAGTTCAGTTGTTACCGCTTTAGGTATCTAATTGGTTCTTGATTCATAGGAGAAAGAGGGAGGGCAAATGCTCTCCCTTTTTTGTTACATTAAAACTCCTTCGCTATTTTGTTATGATGCTGAAAGTAACAAAGCAAGATTCCGAGTATTGGTATGTGACCTTGACTGAAAAAGTCACGATTGCAAACCCATACTTTCTATTCAGTATGAAATGCCGTCAAACCGATGCAGTCAAGAACTTTATTTTGACCGATGTATCCACGCATCCTGAAAGATACAACAAGTTTCTTTTTGATGAAGGTGCAACCGATGCAAAGACATTGGAAGTTGGCGAACACGAGTACCGAATCTATGCTCAAATTTCATCAAATAACTTGAATCCTACATTGGCAGATGAGTTGGTTGAGACAGGCATCCTAAAAGTCATCCCATTGTTGAACGAAGAACTATTCTACCAAGTATCGTGAGCGAAAAAATATACACCACGCAACGAGATATGGGTGTTGAACACGAAGTTCAACTCACCGAGAAATTGTTCACCACACAAAGGGACATTGGCTTTGAACGCTTCACCGATTTGGAGAAAAAGAACTACGATGTTGATGCGTTGACTGCGTTTTTTTTATTAACTGAAGATTCATTTTTATTGCTCCAAGAGGATGGAGGTCGTTTGGTAGAAAGTTATGGCTAACAAGAAGATTTCACAACTTGATCCGATAGGAACAATTGATGTCAACCAAGACTCAATTCCAATCGTTGACTATAGCGAGAATGTCACCAAGCGGACAAACCTCGCCAACATCGGTCAGCGTGTACTGGAAGCGAACACAACCACCAACCTTGCGGAAGGTAGCAACCTATATTTCACAAATACTCGTGTTTATACAAAAGTCAAAGCGTCTTTATTGGCTGGTTCAAACACATCAATCACCTTTGATGATACGCTTCAAACTATCACCATCGCATCACAAGGGAATGTTCAATCGGTAAACACCAAGACAGGTGCCGTTGTATTGACAACAACCGACATCAGCGAAGGAACAAACGAGTATCACACATCAGCAAGAGTGAGAGCGGTCATCTTGACCGGATTGTCAACCGCAACCAATGCAATTATTTCTGCAACTGATTCGGTTTTGTCAGCCTTCGGAAAGTTACAAGCACAAATCACCGCTAACCTTTCAACGCTTACATCACACACAAGCAACACAAGCAACCCACACTCAGTCACAAAGGCACACGTTGGGTTGAGCAATGTCGCAGATGTAGACACCACAAACGCATCAAACATTTCAAGTGGTACATTGGCTGATGCGAGGTTGAGTTCTGCCGTTACAACGCAAGGAAACACATTTAATACCGCAAATAAACTCGTTCAATTAGACGCATCCGCTAAATTACCAGCGGTTGACGGAAGCAATTTGACAAACCTAAACATTCCACCTTCAACAGGTGGGGATTTATACCTATTCTACAACTACTAAAAATGGCAGCAAATACATCACCCATATTCGCACTAACACCTGAACTCGCATTTGCCACCGTGACTGCGGCAACAACTGACCGCACAGGTGCGACAATGACAAACACCGTCACACTTTTAACCGCTGCAACCAACGGCACAAAAATCACGCAGATAGGAGCGAAGGTTGCTGGGACAAATGCATCTACTTTGGTTTTGATTTTTGTGAGCGATTCAAGCGGAGCAAATTTTAAATTGTTTGATGAAATTGCACTTTTGCCGATTACGGCATCAACAACAACCACATCACAAAGGGCTGTAACTGCGTATAGTGATTTGCAATTAAAAGCGGGGCAAGTTGTGAAGGTTGGAATTACCGTTGCCGTAAGTGATGGCGTTAATTGTTTTGCAGTAAAAGGAGATTATTAATTATGCCTGACTTTGGAATAATGCGTGGATTTTCGGACAAGTTGTTTGGCGATAAATTATACGCTGGACAATTGCCGACATTTTTGGGATTAATAGGTAGTATTGGCATTGGTTTCAATAGTATTTTTTGGAATAATCAGCCTCAATTTTGGAATAATATAAACGAAACTTGGAACTAAAATGGGAACTTCTTTAATAAATACCAAACCACAAGACACATATCCGGGTTTGATAAAAACAACGGACAATGCTGCAATATCTGCTACTCTTAAAACTTTGTCCGATGGAAACGGAAACGATTTCCCGATGCAAATTAGCACAACGGCAGTCAACTTCACAGGCACTCTAACACAAAATGGATCACCTGTAACAACTCCACCTTCCGGAGTAAGCGGTGCGATTCAGTTTTCCAATGGTTCAGCGTTTGCAAGTGATGCCGCAAATTTATTTTGGGATGATACAAACAATAGGTTGGGTGTTGGTACAAATTCTCCAAGTGCAACGGGTCACTTTAAAGGCAGCGGCTCAACATCCGCCACAACATCTTTGTTGGTGCAGAATAGTGCGGGAACAACTGCGTTAGAAGTTAAAGATAATTTAACGGTTGGAATGGGTGGTGCGTTTGTAAATTCAAATGCTGGTGCTTATGTAACTGTAGCGTCATTTAGTGCAAGTTATGCGGGTATTCTTTTCAACTCAACTTCGGGTACTGCAAGCAAGGCGGGTATTGGGTTAGACAGTGCAAAGTTGTTCTTTGGAGATGAAACCAATTCTACCACTTTATTTGGTTATCGTGCAATGATTGATTTGCGAAATGGCGGTTTTGCGGTCAAAAACGATACGACAGCGGGTGCAACTGCATCGCTAAACTCTTCCGCAGTATTACAAGCGGATTCAACGACTCGTGGATTCCTTCCCCCCCGAATGACCACAACGCAAAAAAACGCCATAAGTTCACCCGCTGCGGGATTGGTGATTTACGATACAACATTGGCAAAACTTTGTGTTTACACAACCACTTGGGAAACAATCACATCTTTATAATATATTTTACAAATGAAAGCAATTCAAATAAATACAGCCGTTAACCTTACATCGGGTTTGTCAATCCCTTCGGGAAGTGTATGTGTAATCGCAGAAGGTTACGCAGATGTCAAAAGCCAAAAAGACGGAGTAATCCCCGCCCAAATCGCAACCTTTGTTTTTGCAAGTGTTGAAGCATTGGCACAAGGAAAAGCACCAATTCAAGGAATTGAAGATTTTAATACCACCTTTTTAAACTTGGAGTTGAGCGTATCTGCTTACGAAACACAACCAGCGGAAGTGCTTTTGATAAATGCAGTAGAATCAGCATTGGAACTCATTTACCCAAATCAGGTAGAAATTATAAACTTGTAAACGCTTAAGGCAATGACCGCCAAGAAAACTCCCTCACCCATTCCTGTAAGCTTTGAGCAATTCAAAAAAAATCCAGTTGCTGCCGTTGCTTTTTGTATGCTTGTGGCTGTGTCTTATCTTTATATGGACTTGCGTTCGTCCAATCAAAGCCAAATTGATGAGTGCAAAAAAGAATTGGCGGTGTTAAGAGCCGAGCAGAAACAAGCCTACAAGTTACTCAAGACCGCAGATTCTGCATTGTCAGCAGCCATCACCGAATTACGCATAATCAACTCAATGAAAAAGTTATGACACGCCTACTTTGGATTTTCTCGTTTGTCTTTTTGTTTGGATACTTGTTCACCGAATCGTGGGCAGTTGAACCGCCACCCATCAACGAGATGGATGCACTACTGAAGAACATCAAGAGCCACACACAAGCCGTTGGTCAAGCCACAAAGGCAGCACACGAAGTCAGCGAGAAGTTGGTTGAAGAGAAGGTACAAGAGAAGGCAGAATTGAAAGAGGCGGTTGTTGAGGCAGAGGCGAAGGTTGAAAAGATGGAGGAGAAGATTGAGGTGTATGCAATCAAGATGATTGGAAGCGGAATTGACACATCAGTACAAGTCGTTAATTTCAAAGGAGCAACATACGATGCGTGGTTGAACTATGTGGAAGAGGGAGGAAAAGAAGATTTTGAATACTTTAGAATCTACATATGGCAGCAAAAGTAAACACCACGACCTTCCGTGTCAAATCCAAAAACAAGTTGGGCAGACACACAAAGCACAAGAACAAGCATAAGAGTTCCAAACCATATAAAGGACAAGGAAGATGATAGACAAAATCAAGACCGCAATGAAGGCAAAAGGTTACGCATTCTTTGAGAATGGTGACTACAACCTCAACATCATCGGAATCCGAACCATCGGCAACAAGGTGACCAATGTTTTTGATGACCTTTTAACCCTTTCCTACAAGGTGAATGGTGAGTGGGTGTTCAAACAATGGGCAGCGACAACCGATCCCGGCACAAAGGGAGTGAAAGAGTTCCACAACGCACAAGGGGTTGCTCGTTTAGTTCCCGGTCAATACAAAGGAAGCCACGCCATTGGTCTGCATCAGGGTAAATACGAGGCATTAAGACAAGTTAAACCGCTCAAAGTATACCGAGATGCCAACAAGGATATGACATACGATGAGAAGGTCATCACGGAGGGCATCTACGGAATCAACATTCACAAAGCCGGTGCAGATTCTACTTATGTTGAGAATTGGAGCGAAGGTTGTCAAGTGTTTAAGCGATCCGCTGACTTTGATTCCTTTATGGCTATTGTCAAAAAGGCTGCATCCTTGCACGGAAACTCCTTCACTTACACACTTTTGCTATCTTCCGACATATGAAAAAACTTTTAGAAATCTTCACAGGTGACAAAGGAGAGATGTCATCAAAGCGATTCGTGGGCATCATCGGTGCTTTTGTTTTGTTTGGGACAATGGCTCACAATTCTATGTCAACTACTGATATCGCACCTTCTCCTGAATTGGTGACTGCGGTTGAATTCATCGTGATTGCTTGTCTTGGGTTTACATCCATTGACAAGTTCTCAAACAAAAAGGAGTGAGTGCTATTTAGGTACGATGATATTCCAAAGAATAAACTTCCACGACAACAAATTGCCTGTGTTCAAAGAGAACAAGGCGAAAGGGTTCGTGACATTTGGGGCGGACAATCAGTATCCTGATTTTCTCATTGAGTTATTCAATAAATCACCCAAGCACAATGCAATCGTTTCTGCTAAAGCATCATATGTCGCTGGTATTGGGACGGAGGTATACGGTCAAAACACAACTGATATTGCCAAAGCCGAAGCCAAACTCAAGAACATAAACGCTTACGAGACCTACGAGGAACTGAAATCAAAAATCGCCTACGATGCCGAGTTGTTTAATGGCTTTTGTGTTGAGGTAATTTGGAACAAAGCCAAAACCGCTCCAGCGGAATACTATCACATCCCATTCAAGGATGTCCGCAAAGGTTTGGAAGGTGACTACATCTATTGTGCAGATTGGACTGATTCAAAAGCCGACAAAATTCACTATGTTCCATACAATCCCATCACGAGAGAATCAAAGCAGTTGTACTATTGCCAATTCTATCGTCCCGGTCAAGGTGAATATCCTTTGCCCGACTATGTTGGAGCGTTGAAATATATTGAGGTTGACACCGAGATATCAAATTACTACTTGAATAGCATCAAGAACGGATTCACGGCACAAACTCACATCCAGTTGTTCAAGGGGATTCCAACACCTGAAGAAGCTCGTGCAACTGCAAGACGATTTAAAGAGAACTATCAAGGAACGGACAACGCTGGTGGTTTAATCATCCAGTACAACGATCCTACCGAGAAAGAATCAGTCATTTCAAACCTTCAGCCATCGGATTTTGACAAGCAATTTGACTTGTTAAATAAGACCGTTCAACAAGAGATATTTGTTGCCCATAAGGTCAACTCTCCGATGTTGTTTGGTGTGCGTGTAGAAGGTCAGTTGGGCGGTAGAACGGAATTGATAGAGGCGTATGAGATGTTTCATCACGCATACATTGAACCACGCCAACAAAAGATTGATGATGTGTTCTCTTACTTGCTTGAGCCTATTGCACAGGTAAGATTGGAAACCATCAACAAGCCACCAATTGGATTGGATTACCAAGCATTATACACCGCTGGAATCATTGACCGCAACGAGGCAAGAAAAGAGTTGGGATTTGATGAGATAGAGGAAGAAGAAACACCAGTTGCGTTGTCAAAACAAAATCCTTTTGGATGGGATGATGAGCGTGACTTGATTGTATTTAACAAATACGGAGAGAAAGCCGAAGAATTTGAAGAGGCAAAGTTTGAGTTTGCAGATGCAATTGAATCTGCCATCTTGAATGTGCTGAAAGAGAACAAAGGTTTACAGGTAGGTGACATCGTAAACATCACCAAACTTGACGCAAAAGTTGTTGCCGATACGATTGCCAAACTTGCCAAAGCCGAATTGATTAAATCATACGAGGACGGTCTTGAAACAACACCAAAAGGATTGGAAGAAATCAAGAATTTGCAAACTGAATTGGTGGTGAGATATCAATACGGACTTGCACCGGGCATTGATGGACCAATCATCATCCCAACATCAAGGGACTTTTGCAGAAAAGTAGAAGGAAGCGGACGAGTATACTCAAGAGAGGACATCAATATGATGTCAGCGGAATTGGGATATGATGTGTGGAAACGCAGAGGCGGTTGGTATCATAATCCAACACTTGATGTCAACACACCACAATGCCGTCACATATGGGTTCAAAAATTATTGAGGAGGATTAAACGATGACCAACTTTGTATACTTCATTTCAACAACCTATTTGAAGGACAACACTCCTTTGAATGAGAATGTTGACGATAAATTGCTCAAGTCAGCAATCAAAGAGGCACAAGAGATTTATGTGAGAGATGTCATCGGTTCAGGCATTTACAATGAGTTGCAAGTTCAGGCATTCGCTGGAACATTGACTCAATTGAACACCACACTTTTGGACTCATACATTGCACCTTGTTTGAAATACTACACCTTGACCGAAGCGATGCTTCCAATGACCTTCAAACTGATGAACAAATCGGTTGCATCAAGGGAGAGTGACAACGCTCGTGCAGTATCCGTTGAGGAGATGACAATGATTGAGGGCAGATATCGTGACAAGGCAGAGTATTATGCGAATCGTTTGCGTGATTACTTGCGTACCAACACAACGGACTATCCATTGTTTTTGAATCCGGGCAATACCATTGACACCATTCGCCCAAAGAACACCGCTTTTGTAGGTGGCATTTATCTTCCAACTTCACAAGATTGTTATTGGAACTATGACTTCCCCAACGAGGACAAATAAGTGGCAGAAAAACAACGAGGCAAAGCTTCTCAAATTCCTAAAGAATGACACTAAACCAAATCATCAAAAAAATCCAAACGGCAGCCGAAAGCCATAAGATGGTCGGCAAATTCGGTGTTGGTCAGCAGTCAAACTTGACGGTTGAAAACATTGAATACTATCCGCTCGTTTGGTTGTATCCTGATGGGTTTAATCTCTCCACAACTGGCAACCTAATGACCTACAATTTCGCATTGTTGGTGATGGATCGTGTGTTTGAGAGTGAATCAAATGTCGTTGAGGTTCTTTCGGACACCGCACAAATCGTTGCTGATATCTTTGCTTTGATTGACAACAACACCATCAATGATGAGGATTTTGAATTGGTAGTTACTTCCAACGCTACACCTTTCTACGATGCCAAAACCGACATTCTTTCAGGATATGCAATCAACTTCCAAGTCAACACTCCTTATTTATTTGATACTTGCGTTGTTCCTGTGTAGTGTGTTTTTGGCTTTCTTGAATTTAGAGAGACCAATTCGCATTGAACGACCTATCAATGTAGAGATGCACGAGAGAATCGTGGAGAGGGAGAAACTTGTTAGAGACACGCTACTGAAACGAATCAAGTCATTTGATACAATCTACCTTGACACCTTCAAACCTTCAGCAGAAGGGCTAAAAAAGGCGATAGGACTACACATCCACCTTGACACTATATGAAAAAAAACAATGTATTGAGAGTTGACAAGAACTGGGAGGAGACGAAAGTTCTGCTCATCTCGGACTTACATTGGGACAATCCCAAATGTGATAGGGATTTACTCAAGAAACACCTTGACCAAGCAGTCAAAGGGAATCACGACATTCTCATCAACGGAGATTTGTTTTGTTTGATGCAAGGAGCGTATGATCCACGCAAATCAAAGAGCGACATCCGTCCTGAACACAACTCCGCAAATTATTTTGATGCCATCATCAACACCGCAGTTGATTGGTTTGCACCTTACGCACATCTCATCAAGTTAGTCGGCTACGGAAACCACGAGACCGCCATCCTAAAGAGACAAGAAACGGACATCATTGAACGCTTTGTGACTTTGCTGAACTACAAAACAGGTAGTGCAATTCAAGTTGGTGGATATGGTGGATGGGTTCGCTATCAGTTTAACGATGGCTCAAATACGCAGTCATTTAAAATTAAGTATATGCACGGATTTGGTGGTGGTGGTGCGGTTACTCGTGGAACTATCCAGCACAACAGAATGAGCGTAAATGTAGAGGGAGCGGACGCAATTTGGATGGGTCATGTTCACGAGGACTATGAGATGACATACACGGTTGAAGAGTTGACAAACAAAGACACGGTGATGCTTCGTGACATCTTGATGATTCGGACAAGTGCATACAAGGAAGAGTATGGTGATGGCTCAAAGGGTTGGCACATTGAAAGAGGTGCAAGTCCAAAACCAATCGGAGGTCGTTGGCTTATAATGAAACCATTCCGAGATGACAAAACCAATCGCAAAATAAACGCCTACACGCATAAGACGCTATGATGAAAGTGCAAATCATAATGGAGCAACGCAACGACTCGTGGCTTGAATCTGTTGGGATTGAACCCGAGATTGTGCAAATCTTGGAAGATGGATTTGTAAATGAACAACACATTGTCGCTGCGTCTGCGTTGTTTGAAAATACGCAGTTGTATATGACCGGAGGACACATCATTGTGATTGAAGAGAGTTATTATACCTTTGTGAGAAAATGGATGCAATTAACCCAACCCACTACAAACAAGGACTGATTGAAGCAATTGACGCAATCGCTTCCGCAACCGTCAACAAAAAAGGAATCATTGCCGTATGCACCGCCAATGTGATTAAGTACCTGTGGAGATGCGAAGACAAGAACGGACTGGAGGACTTGTACAAAGCCAAGTGGTATCTTGACAAGCTCATTGCAGAGAAGGAAAAACAAACGAAGAAAAACGCTACTTTATAAGATGAGATTCTTGTTGATTCTGCTCCTTCCGTTGACCAGTTATGGACAAGTCCTTGTTGATACCAACACCATCAAACAAGCGAACCATTATTTAGTCAAGGGAGCAATCGCAAGAGAACAAGTCACGGTTCTTCGTAAGATTGTGACATCGGATTCCATCATAATTGCAGAGCAAGATTCCATCATTGTCAAGGTGAGAATCAACAACGCATATCTCCGTGAGAAGAACAATGCACTTGTGAGCGAAAATAAAGCCATCTCACGCACTTTGTCGTTGTTCAAGAGTATAAGTATAGGTCTAACCATTTTAATGCTTGTAGGATGGCTGAAATAGATATCAGCAAATTGGGTGATTCGCTTGACACATTTCTTGGTCAAGGTGGGAATGATGACCTGTTGCATCAAATCATTGAGAATTGGTGGAATCAAAAGGTCTATCCCGAAATCGCTCGTTCAATGGACGAGAAGAAAATCAATGCTTCGTCCGCTTTGAAGCAATCCTTTGTACCGGGAGAGATTATCAAGACACCGACATCCATCAACACCATCCTTCTCGCTGAAGATTATTGGCAGTTCTTGGAATACGGAAGGAAGCCAACAAGGAATGGTCACACCGAAGGCACTCCGTACCTATGGCAATCCATTCAAGAGTGGATTGCTTACAAAGGAATCAAACCAACCAACCCTGATATGTCTTATGAGTCACTTGCCAAAGCCATTGCAAGGAAGATTCACCGCAGAGGTACAAAAGCAACTCACTTCTTGTCGGATGCGTTCACCGAATCGCTCCAAATGGAGTTGGTCAATGAGTTGAATGCTCGTCTTGGTGACCTGATATTTGCGGTGGAAGTGAAAAGTTAATTCACAAAAAGAAAAAAATACTTGCATATTTAGAAAGTTTACTTTACTTTTGCTCTCGTTATGGATTACACGAAAGCAATTGAAGAGATTAAAATGAAACGCAGACAAGGACTAATTCAGTCCGTTGCTCGTAAGGCTGGGGTATCTCTCCCAACGGTTAGAAAGTATTTGATTGAGGGGAACATCGTTTCTCCAAAGGCAAAGTCAGTCATTGAGATTGCATTGAAGGAGGTGAATAATGATTGAGGCAACCGTCAACGGATGGATTCTCACAATCGGTGGGGATAGGTATGTCTATACCGACAAGCAAGTGGATGACTATATGCTCAACAACCACTTTGATGAACTTGAGCCGTATATGATAAAGCGTGATGTCTACTTCGGTGGATGCGTTGAGACCAATTTGGTCGGCATTGAATCGGAGCGGTTATTCTATCTTGAACCCGACAAGTTCACAGTGTTATTTATGCTCGGACAAAAAACAAATTTCCTATGAATAAATCAGAATCAATTAAGAACATCGCTGGTGCGTTGGTAAAATTCCAAGCATCAGTGAGCAAGGTAGCAAAGGAAGCAAACAATCCTTTCTTCAAGTCAAAGTATGCGTCATTGGCAAACATCTTGTCAACCATCCAAAAGCCATTGAGCGAATGTGGTTTGGCGGTCAGTCAGTTTCCCGATGGCGATGCACTCACAACAATCATTGTTCACTCCGAATCAGGTGAATGGATGGAATCATCCTATGTGATGCCGGTAGTCAAGCAGAACGATCCACAAGCGATGGGTTCTGCCATTACTTACGCTCGTAGGTATGCACTCGGTTCAATCCTAAACTTGAACATTGACGATGACGATGACGGTGAGAAAGCGATGGGCAGAACATCTGCACCCAAGAAAGACGAACTCACTCCAAAGCATCCGAATTGGGCAAAAGCAATGGAGCATCTCAAGACAGGTGGACTAATGGCTGACATCTTGACCAAGTACGATGTGTCTCCAGTAAACCAAAAACTTTTAATTGGCGAGAAATGAAACATCAACTTCCAACAATTCACCCTAATTTGAACGAAGAGGATTGGCAAGATTTGAGAAGGTCACGCTTCACCGCTTCCGAAATTCACAAACTGATGGGGACTCCGAAAAGTAAATCGGAGTTCCTTTCCGAGACGGCAAAATCGTTTGTGTTTGAAAAGGCTGCGGAGTATCTCACAGGTAATCGCACGGAGATTTATGGCAGAGCATTGGATTGGGGCAAGGAACACGAGAAAGAAGCCTTTCACTACTTCCAGCAACAATCGGATGACTTCTATACCTACTACGGAGCGGAATCCTACACCTTCATCACCTATGGTCTTTGGGGTGGTTACTCTCCCGATGCACTCGGTGACAAACTAATTGAAATCAAATGCCCTTTCAATTCAGGCAACCACCTTCAAAACTTTTTCATCAAGAACAATGAGCAACTCAAGTCAAAGCGGACGGAGTATTATTGGCAAATGCAGATGGGAATGATTGCAACCGGGTTGGAAGAGGGGATATTTGTTTCATACGATCCACGAATGCCTGAAGGCAAGAAGGTCACAGGAACACTTATCACTTTGGACGAGGACTCTCAAGAGATAATTGACGAGAAGCTGACCTACGCTGGAGAACTATTTTTGTCAATCACTAAATAAATCGTTCATTCACAAAGTCAATAAGGAAAATAAATTTGCATAAGTGAAAAAAAGGTTGTTAGTTTGAATCACTATGAAAGACACAACATTAATCATCGGAAAAATTGTAACTTACAAAGTATGCAATTCAATTTATCAAGGTACTATCGTAAAAATCAACAACGACAAGTTGGTAGTGATTGATTGCGAAGCTGGTATGATTTTATTTAACGCTGGGTGTGCAGTTGGAGATGAAATTTCAAAAACTCAAATTATCGCAAACTAATGGCACTTGACATCATCTATCCAATCATCTTGACTCCCATCGCATTTGCGGTGGGATACGGAATCCATTGCATCAAGAAGGCGAATCGTCAAGAGTTGCCCGAAGCAAAACCCTACGAGTTTGAGAAAGACCAGTTCATCCCTGAATTTGATGAGTTCTCAAAAGCAATCTACAATCACAAGTTCTACAAAGGCAAAGCAAAATGACAACAACAATACTATTTGGATTGACATTCGTCCTATTGGTATACAAGGTGTATGCTGATGAAAAGAAGTCAAAGGAGTATCTTGAAGAAATTTACCGTCTACATCGGATGAATACCGAATTGGAAGGTGAACTTTGGCAGAATCGCATTGACTTGCAAACCCAATTGAATTTGGCAAAGATGCAACACGAGAAAACCAAGCAAGAACTTGAAGACAAAGCGAGGACTTGGGAGAATCAGTATAATCTTTTAAAGGATGAAAGCAATCGTAATTAAGGCAACAATCAACTTCATCTGCAAGTGGAGAGTATACTTTGCTGGAGAGCTTCTCGCCACCTTTGAGAACGAACAGGATGCACACGATTATGCTAAATTTATAAACGACCAACAATGAAAAACCTACTCATTATTCTCACCGTCATCGCAAGTGGGATCCTGTACGGATGGACAATTGTGACTTATCCTTTGACCGGGCAGTTCATCGCTGGGTTCATTGGTGCATTCGCTCTCTTTATAATTGCCATTGCTTATATAACAAGAAAAAAATGAATGTCATCAACTTTAGCGGTGGTCGCACTTCAGCATATATGACAAAGCGTCTTGTTGATGATGGCGGTGAATATCTCATAACATTTCAAAACACAGGAAAGGAGATGCCACAAACACTTGATTTCATCAATGAATGTGACCATCGTTGGGGTTTGAATTTGGTTTGG